ATGCTCATTGTCGGGTTGGTGAGTAACCAGGCGGCTTACTTGATCACGCCGCAGACCAACGACGTGACGATTGCGAAGGCGCTCAGGAACGACGGGGAAGGCGTTGGATAGCAAGAGCCGGGATCAGATCGCGATTGAATTTGTCGCGGAGGTTCGCAGTATCAAGACAATGGCGGATTACTCCTCCAATTTGACGTTAAACATCCCTGAACCTTACAAGCCGGCCGCGATGGAGAAGTTTAGCAAGTGGCAGGGCAAGATGGTGCAGGTGATTGCGGTTGTGGAGGAAAGGTAATGGCAATAAGTGGAAGGTTTCAGACCGGACAAAGTGGCAACCCGAATGGGCGACCTAAAAAATACAACACGACTTCAATTGCCGATGCCCGCCGTGATTATAAATTAAGGGCGAAATACGGAATATCGATACAGGAATATAACGAGTTGTTCGAAAAGCAGGGCGGTCGGTGTGCAATATGCGGACAAAAGGAAACAAAAACTCAATCGCGCGGAAAAGGATTGATACCAACCATAGACTCTTTGCAGGTTGATCACGACCACGAAACTGGAAAAATAAGAGGGTTGCTTTGTTATAGGTGTAATACCGGCATAGGCAAGTTGTTTGATAACCCAAGACTTTTGAGAAAAGCCGCCGATTATCTTGATAGCAAGTAGGAAACAAGATGGGAAACAATCCTAACGGAATAGGTGGGTTCAAAAAGGGCGTAAGTGGTAATCCAAGTGGTCGCCCAAAGAAAGAGCGAGAGGTGCGCTACTATGAAATTATGCAAACCAATTGCTCGTTTTCTGATTGGAAGGATATTACCGCTATGGCTGTTAAACAAGCAAAGCGCGGCGACCCCGTTGCTCGCAAGTGGTTATCTGATAACTTGATGGGCAAACCTGAGTTGACTATTGACGTTAACGTGAAGCAAGGCGCGCCATTTGAGATAAGGTGGTCGGATTCTGACGAAACCGATATATAACGCCGATCTGCACCCGGCGCAACTGGTTATTCATAATGACCCGGCACGCTTCAAGGTCGTATCAGCCGGGCGGCGATTTGGCAAAACAAGGTTAGCGGTTGCAGAGTGTTTGGGTGCGGCACGTGAAGGAAAGCGCGCCTGGTGGGTGGCCCCAACCTACAGAATGAGCGGCGTAGGCTGGCGACCAATAAGGCAAATAGCAGCGCATATTCCAGGATCTGTCATTCGCAAGGTTGATAAGGAAGTCGTGTTTCCAGGCGGTGGATTAGTGGCTGTTAGATCAGCCGACAATCCTGACAGTCTGCGCGGTGAGGGACTTGATTTCGTTGTGATGGATGAAGCGGCGTACATTATGCCGGAGGCGTGGATAGAAGCAATCAGACCGGCATTGTCAGACAGGTTAGGGCGGGCGCTGTTCATCTCGACACCTCGCGGGCGCAACTGGTTTTGGGATATTCACCGCAAGGGTGGAATAGAGCCGGATTGGTCATCGTTCACGTACCCGACAAGCGCGAACCCTTTCATGCCGAAAGGCGAGATCGAAGCGGCGCGGGCTGAATTGCCAGAGATCATATTCAGGCAGGAATACCTGGCGGAGTTCGTTGACAGCGAGGGCGCGGTATTTCGCAGGATAAGAGACGCGGCCATCCTGCAACCTCTTGAGCAACCGCTTGAGGGTCACCAGTACAGCGCTGGGGTGGATGTGGCGGCTTCTGTGGATTACACGGTTATCACGGTGCTGGACGTGAACACGCGCGAAATGGTGGCGCTTGACCGATTCAACCGCGTGGATTACCCAGTGCTGGAGGACAGGATCGCGGCGGCGTATGCGAAGTGGAACATGATAGGCATGGTGGTAGAAGCCAACAGCATTGGGCAGGGGGTCATTGACCATCTGCACAACCGGGGGATGAACATTATCCCGTTCACGACAACGAACACGAGTAAGCATGGCATTATTCAATCTTTGCAGTCGGCTTTTGAGCACGGGCAAATTAAGATATTAGACAATCCCGTTTTGGTGGGGGAACTATTGTCATTTGAGAGTAAAAAGACAACGAGCGGGAACTTTACCTACTCCGCGCCGGAAGGGCAGCATGACGATTGCGTTATGTCGCTCGCTTTGGCGTGGTACGCGCTTGACAGAGCGCAGCCCGTGATTCTATTCGGAGCTTGAGATTATGAAAATATCAACGATGGACAAGGCTTATAAGGCGCTGGTAACGATTCCGGCGTGGCAGCAGAAACTACTGTCCGATAGCGGTAACTTCACGAACAGCATTGATTCTGTGGCCGCCGCGTATTCCAACGTGCCCATGATTTACCGCGCAGTCAAGATGCGCTGTGACGCGTTATCGAGTGTACCTATCCACATTTACAAGAATGACAACGAAGTGGATTGGCCTTTCCCGTGTGATATGTGCGATCTCATTTGGCGCATGGAAGCGGACTTGTTAGGGGCTGGCTTTTCAACTGTGCTGAAGTTACGCAACCGCGTGAGGGTGCTTGATCTGCAACGGCTCAACCCATTCACCGTCGCCATCCACTACGACAATGCCAACGGTCTGACATTCTCGCAGGCGGGCAAGGTGTGGCCGGAATCCGACATGGTTTACATCAAGGAATTCAGTTACTCCGACGACCTGACAAGCGGGATCTCAACCGTGCAGGCGTGCTTGAATGACGCTGGATTGATGAACTACCAGACGCGATTTGCGTCCAGGTTCTTTGAGGCGGGGGCAATGCCGATTGTGCTGGTTAGCGCGGATGGTTTGATTGAGGAGGAGAAGCAGCGCATCCAGAATTTCTTCAGCAAACTGGCAAGCGGGGTTGGTAATGCGTGGCGCGCGCTGGCAACACGCACGAAGCTAACGCCGGAGGTGGTAAGTCAAGACCTGGACAAGATGACCATGCCTGAATTGTACGCGCAGGCGACAAAGAATATAGCTAACGCGTTTGGAATTCCTGTCAATATGTTCAGTGGTGACGACAATTATGCGAGCGCGGACTCACACCGGATGCGGTTTTGGCAGGATACGGTAAGACCTCGCGGGCGCATTGTTGAGGAGGCGTTGAACCGCCAGGTATTAAAGCCGATGGGCTTGCGCATGGAGTTCGCGTTTGATGAGATGGATATATTCCAGGAGGACGAGACACAGCGGGCGCAGGCGTTCAGCCTGTACGTTGAGGCTGGGGTCAATCCGATGGTGGCTAAGGAAATGCTGGGCATTGAGAGCAATACCGATATTCCGTTCATGGCGCCGCAACCGGAGCCGATTGAAACTGAGAAGCCTTTGGATGTGACGGCTGAATTTGAGAAGTGGGAACGCAAGGCGCTGAAGCGCATCAAGGACGGGAAGAGCGCGGACTGCCAGTTTGATAGCGAACTGATACCGCTTGCTATCCAGGACGAAATACATGCCGCGCTGAAATTGTGCGTTGAACCTGATGAGGTCAAGCGGGTATTCGGTGGCGAGTATGAGTCACCGCAGGACATAGGGCTATACAAGGAACTCAAGCGGGCAAATGAGTTACTGGAACGCTCTCTCATGGATAAGCCGGAATTTCATATCACGGTAAACACGAAGGACGTGGATGAACCCATTACAGAACCTGCGTGACGTGATCGGGCGAATAGAACGCCAGCTCAAAGCGCCGGTTGCACAGCGAGATAAATTCGAGCGCGAGATGGAGCGCAAACTTGGGCGTATCTGGAAGGAACAGCGTGACGAATTGATGCGCTTACTGGGTGACCCTCCCTCTCTTTCCAACGTGCCGCAATCCTACTGGAATAATGGCAGGGCGGCGATTCGCAAGGTGATCGCGCCTATATTCGAGGAAATATTTAGAGAGCAGGCAACCGCGCTGATCTCACAAGTCGGAATTGGGGTTGACTGGACGCTTATCAATTCGAGGGCGGCGGACTGGGCGCTGACTCACGCGGTCAATTTTATTACCGGAATACAAAACACAGAGCGCCAGACGATAGCCGACCTGATTAGTAAGTTCTTTTCAAGCGAGTGGTCATTAGACGATCTCGCGGATCGCATTAATTCATTCCTATTTGACAAAAGGCGCGCGTCTCAAATAGCGATTACAGAGGTGACCAGGGCGGCGGTGCAGGCTGAAGTAAGCACGGTGAACATCCTTGAAGCTGAGTACCGCTTCCTGAATTTCAAGCCGTTTTGGATTACCGCCAACGATGACCGCGTTTGTGATATTTGCGGGCCGCGCCACATGAAAGAGATCGAAGGCGAGGACTTTCCACCCGCGCACGTGAATTGCCGTTGTGAAGTCTTTTATGACATGAAGGTGGATAAACCATGAGCTTTGAGGTGCGCATTGAGGGGATTGATGACCTGCTGAAACGACTTGACGCGGCGGGCAGCACGAAGCCGTTGAAAGACGGGATGAAGGCAATCGGAACATCCATCTCGACGCGGATGAAGGTGTACCCGCCCGCTCCGGCCAGTTCGTCGTATCAGCGCACGGGTAACCTTATGAAGCGGTGGACGAGCAAAGTAGAGGGTGATGGATCGGCGGTGACGGTTGGAAATAACGCGCCTTACGCAAGATTAGTACAGAGCATGGATGAGCAGACATGGTTTCACACGCGAACCGGATGGTCAACGCTTGAGGGCGTTGTGAATGACCGGCGCGACCAGATAGTAGAGATATTAAGAGCGTTCCTACAGAATGCGCTCAATGGGGGGTAAACAATGCAGCTAAAAATACAAACGAAATTACCAGAGGGACTAAAGGCGGACAAGCGCAAGCCAGCCGAGCCGGTCAAGAAATATGACGAACTCGACCCGCGTGAGTACCTGGTGTTGGGCGTTCCTTTTGGCGGTCCGTACAACGGGAAGGACTCAGACGGTCAGACATTCACGAAGAACACCGACCTGTGGCTGAAAGACGGGCAAGAGATACCGGTAACTTATTATCACGGGTTCGGGCCGGATAGCCCGGAGACGTGGCAGGAAACGCCAGCCGTGATCGGCGTTGCGAAGTTTGACCACACCGACGAGCGCGGGCATTGGTTCAACGCACGGATGGACAGCGCAGAGCCTTTGGCGCAGAGAATCACCAGCACAAAAGCGGACAGGGTACGCGCTTCATCCGGGGCGATTGGGCATCTTGTCAGGCTTGACGGTGACGAGATCAGCACGTGGCCGTTGGGTGAGTTGGCGTTATTTGACACGAACGAATGGAGAAAACCGGCGAACGATTACGCCGTTTTCAACGCAAAAGGGGAAGGCATCACAGAGGTCAAGGCGGAGGCGGAAACGCAAGCCGTGACGGTTGACGAATCTCCGGAGCAAATAAAAACCGAACTTACTCAGGAGAGTGAAATTATGGAAGAAGAAATTGAAAAGAAAGAAATTGAAAAGAAAGAAATTGACATCGACGCGCTTGTAAAGCGTTTCGAGGATCGCATGGAAGCACGGCTGGAAAAACTGGTCAACGCTCCCCCTATCAACGCACCGGCCGTGATCAAAGCCGAGAACTTGGGCGACCCCGACCCGAACCGCGCGTTCGCGCACTACCTACGCACCGGCGAGCGTGTCAAGGGTTTGAAAGCCGCAATGGGTGAAGATACTACCGGAGTTGGCGGGTACTTAGTACCTGACGACTTCTACGCCGGAATCGTTGAGAAGCGGAACGAACTCTCAATCCCGCGCCGGGCTGGCGCAACCATCCTGCAAACCTCACGTGACGTGTTGAACATCCCGATTGAAGCGACCTCGCAGACCTACTTTGCACAGTCCGCGCATGACATGGCAGCCGTCAACGAGGACGAGCCGACCATCGGACAGGCAACCGCTACCGTGTTCGACTTCACCAAGTTGGTCAAGGTATCAGAAGACCTGCTGGAAGATTCAGCAGCGAACCTCAACCAGTTCCTGGCGAACTCGTTTGGTCGCTGGATGGCCATGACAGAGAATCGCAACGCGCTCATCGGTACAGGCACAACCGCGCCGCAGGGCGTGACCGTTGGTGGAACCGCCGCGCTGACCTTTGACGATACCAACAGCATTGCTGCAGCCGAAATCCCCGAACTGTACCACAAGTTAGCCGGCCAGTACCGCGACCGCGCCGTGTGGACAATGAACGACGACACCCTCGGCATGTTACGCGGTCTGTCATCCTCAAACGTGTTCACATTCGGGGCGCACGAGATCAACGACGAGAGCATCATGGGCAAGCGCGTGTTCACTTCGACTTACATGCCGAAGTACACCACCGCCAAATACAGGGCAATCGTATTCGGTGACTGGAGCATGTACGCGCTTGTGGAACGCAAGGGCTTGACCATCCGGCGCTTGAATGAGTTGTACGCTGGTAACCGCCAGGTTGGCTTGCTGGCCGTGTTCCGGCACGGCGGCGTAGTCCTCCAGTCAGAGGCGTTTGCAATCGGCTCAATGGCCGAAGGGTAAATAATGGGGAGGGTGTAATGCCCTCCCCGGAAGGAAAAACGCTATGGAAGAATTATTTGCCTATGTAAAACCAGCGATGGCGGTAGTGCCTGTCTCAAAGTCGAACGCCGCGATTGTTCCGACCGCCGTTGATGGTACTGGTTACGGGCGTGCTGCGTTCCTGTTCCTCACCGGCACAATCGCAACGGGCGGTGGTGTTAGTTGCTCCGTGACCGAGAGCGCGACATCAAACGGTGTTTATACCCAAAAAGCGACCACTGCCGCGTTGACAGACTTCGGCACGACCGGAGCGTCAAAGGTTTATATCCTCGACGTACCGATCAACTCCGCAAAACCACACATGAAATTGTACGGAACTTGTGGCACCGCCGCAGTCCTTCACGGAGCGGTAGCGCTG